GTGAACAGCAAAAGCAAATTGATTTTATAATGGAGAATGTAGGATTTGGGAATGAAACGACCGTAAGATCAATTAAAGAACTTTATAACCAACAACTATGAAACAATTTAACCTATAAGATAACCAAATAAACATTATGACAAACGAAGAACTACAAGCAGATAATGAAGAACTAAAAGATATGGTAAAAGACTATGAGGAATTATTGGAGAGTAAAAAAGAGGAATGTTTGGAATATAAGGAAGCATTAGGGGAAATTGAAACCATTGTGCGTAAATTAGTTTAAACAATGATTTATTAATTTAACCCATAAGGGAAGCAATACTATGAAGAAATCTAAATTCAACATGCAAATTAAAATTAATGTACCCGATGGCAAATCAGGAAACTACGAAGTCGAAACGTTCACGGTCAGAGAGGACGATGCTCGGCTCATGCGGATTCGTTCGATCTTCGGTAGTGGGCGAGGACTTATTCAACCTGGAGAATATAAAAAGCTGAAGCGTGATGGTGTGATGGTCATGAGCAATGCCCCCGATGAGATTCGGGACTTCATGCCGTTCGTTCATCGGTCGAGGGGATCTGTTCTCGTTAACGGCTTGGGGCTAGGTGTTCTTCTAAGGGCTTTGCTTGCTAAGGACGAGGTGGAGGAGGTGACAGTCATTGAAAAGTCTGCAGACGTGATTAAACTGGTCGCTCCCACGTACGCACACGACAAACGGCTGACGATCATACATGCTGATGCATTCGAGTACAAACCACCTAAGGGGAAGCGTTACAATTGCGTGTGGCATGATATTTGGGACACAATTTGTTCGGACAATTTGCCTGAGATGAAAACTCTTCATCGTAAGTACGGCAGGTGTTCAGACTTTCAGTTGAGTTGGTGTAGGAGGGAGTGTGAAGCGAGGAGGTAATTGTTCTTTCATATGTGGGTCGTAAGTGAAACAGAAAGTTGTCGGGGCTTTATAGACCTCGTTAGTAAAATACTGTCAGGACAATCCCTTACATCTTCATCAAGGGCATCTCCTAAACCGTGCAGTGTTGTATGTGTGTGTGGGAATAACATGGTCAAATAGTAACATAAATATTTTTAAAAACAACTACAATCTTATGCAAACCTATTGTAAAATTTCAATCATAGTATTAATCATTGCCTATCTTTGGTTCAGGAAGTCCATTCCTCACACGCTTAAGGATTTATCAATTCTGATTGTTCTGTTTATGATCCTTTGGCCACTCGGTATTCTCTTTTTTTCATTAATGACTTTTGGAAAATTTACTAAAAAATAATCCTATGGAAGCTTGTGACTGTGCAACAATCAACGAAGTAGTTGGAGCTCTCATTGTGTTCGGGATGATTCTAGCAATATGGAAAATTTAATTTCTAATCTAAAAATGAAGAATGCTAACACTTAAAAAATTGAAGTCTTTCGGACATCACGAGACAATCGCCGAGGGCATCGTGATCGATTCAGCAGAGGGTGTGAACGTCACAAACAGTGGTAAAAATCTGAAGTGGGTTGCCGTGTCGGGACTCACTTACCATGACTGGACGATCTATTGTCACTTCGCAATTCATTCTACTGAGTATGTGAAACGTTACGGCGACAAAATACTTGGAGAGTCGAACATCAAAAAGCTAGTGACATGCGATGCCGAGGCATACGAAATGTACAGATTCTAATTCTATTTTTAGTACGATTTGAGAGGTAAGAGAAAAAAACTCTTGCCTTTTTTGTTGTGTTTAAGATATATTTTATATGAACACAAAAACATATGCCAAAAATAATAAATAAAGCAGGAGCTAGACAGCGACTCTTTCAGGGGTATGATCAAGACCGCCTTGACAACGTAATAAAAAGACAGAAGATTATTAAACGTGATGGTGTCATCGAAGTAAATGACGATAATATACAAGTTACTCCTGCAGTTCCAGTTGTTAAAAACGGAGAGCCTATACCTGCACCAAAGGCTGATGACATTCCTGCAGACAAGGGAGTGGACGCTCCTGAGGTTATTAAACTCGAATTAAAAGAGCCTGTTAAGATTCAGAAGGTCGCTTTTTATGTTCCATTTTCTAAAGTGGATAAGGAGAAACATCTCGTTACTGGTATCGCTTCAAGTGAGGCGGTTGATTCTTATGGTGACGTGGTTGAGTTCCAAGCCATCAAAGAAGCACTGCCATCCTATCTCGAATTCGGAAATATCAGAGAGATGCATGGTGCGAGTGCGGTTGGTGTCGTTAAGGAATCGGATCTAAAAGGCGATAAAAAACAATGGTGGATTACTACTAAGGTTGTTGATGATTCAGCGTGGGAGAAAGTTATTGAGGGTGTATACAAAGGTTATTCAATTGGTGGAAATATTATTGATGCCGAACCGCTTACGATCGAAGTTCCAAAAAGCATGATTGATGAAAGTGGAAACGTTGACAAAAAAGCATTTAATGATTACGTTGCTTCGGGTATAAAAAAGGCAGATGATGAGGAGATGATTACCGTATATACTGGTGGTTGGAGAATTACAAAACTTGAACTTATTGAGGTTTCCTTAGTCGATAGACCTGCGAACCCCGATGCTCTAATTTCATCTTTTAAATCTGCTGTTAATTCTTTTATTCCTGATTCAGTTATCATGTTTAATCCGATAGAAAAATTGAATATTATAAATAAAAGTTTGACACAGAAAGATATCCGAAGTATTTTAAATGCGAAGACTGTCGAACCGAAAATGGAAAGCCACAACAAATTCATTAAAATTTTAGCCAATAAATTTAATAAAAACATGAAAAAAGACAAAAAACAAATCTTAAAAGACCTAGTTGCATCAATCGTAAAGCAATTTGAAGAAAAGGGATTAGACCTTTCCAAGGCTGACGATAATGAGGCAGTCGAGGTTTCTACCGCCGATATGCTCAAAGTAATCGAGCTTTCTTGTCAAGTAGCTGTCAATACCTTAGTCAAAGTTGAGGAAGGTGATGGTGAAGGCGAGGGAGAAGGTGAAGGAGAAGGTGGTGATGCTGACCCCGAACCTGAACCAAAACCTAAGGAAAAAGATCCTGAGGGTGAAGGAGAAGGCGAAGGTGAGGATGAGGAAAAAGCAGAAAAAGCACGAAAAGCTAAAATTAAAAAGGCAGAAGATAAGGAAATGAGTAATACCTTTGGGCTTCTTACAAAAACGATCAAAACTCTTGCAAAGGATGTCGAGGATATCAAAAAAGCAGGAGAGGCAGAGTCCACTCAAAAAGCGGAAGATATTAAGGAGAATGAAAGTGAGGACAAGTCCGTTTTCAAAGGAATGTTCAGTTAAGAAAAAAATCGAAACAAAATCAAAAAATTCAGCCTGTTAAATCGGGTATAATATACTTTAAAATAAAATTCAAATGAAAAAAACACTTGAAGATCAGCAAATCACTTTGAAAAAGGTGATCAATTCCAGCCTTTCAGGGGGTGGGATTATGAATACCAAGCAAGCTGACAAATTCATTACTTTCGTAATTGACGAGAGTGTGATGAAGAACAATGTTCGCATCCGTAAAATGAAGAGTCCAGTTGAGGAAGTAGATCGTCTACATCTTGGTACTCGTGTCGCAAAAGCTAAGGCTGAGGCTACTGCCAATGCGGCTGGTGACTTTGTCACCGTGTCAGGTTCTCAAATTACATTGAACACAGTTGCACTTGTTGTACCGTGGGAGATTAGTTGGGACACTCTTGAGGACAATATTGAGGGTGAAGATTTTGAGGATACTCTTATGAAAGAAATCGCCGCAGCACTTGCGAACGATCTTGAAGAGCTTGCAATTCAGGGAGACACTCTCAGTGGAGATACCTACTTGGCTCTAAAAGATGGTTGGATTAAGTTGATGAAAGCGGACAGTGCAAATGATGTCGACTGTTCATCACTCACTACTAAATCTCTCAATAAGTCTCATTTCTCCTTACTCTTGAAAGGTCTAGATACTAAGTACCGCAGAAATAGAAAGAGACTTAGATTCTTTTGTAACCCTGACGATGAACAGGATTACCGTTCTAGTTTGACTGGTCGTGAGACCAATCTTGGGGATAATGCCCTAACTGGAAACGAGACCATTAAAGTCTTCTCAGTCGAATTAGTTCCTGTTCCTTATATTCCTCAGGGAACTGTCCTTCTTTCACACTATCAGAACTTCATATTTGGTGTTTGGAGACAGATTCGTCTTGAAAAAGACAAGGATATCTACAAAGGTGTTCGTCAGTACGCTTTCCACATGAGAATCGGTTTCGCAGTCGAGAAAGGCGAAGCAGTTTCTTACACAGATGATGTGGTTGCGGCTACAACATTTTAGTAGGGGCTTAATCCAAAGCTAATAAACAAAACGAGGCATTTCGCAGATTGCGGTCTGCCTCGTTTCTAAAAAATAACAATAAAAAAGATGGCAGGTTACGTCACAGTATCGGGGTACAAAGATCAGTATAATATTTCGGTTACCACCGATGATGTCACAATCGAACTTCTTATTGAGGCAATCTCGGATGCCATCGATGCCGAGTGTCGCCGTCAAGGTCGCCTTTGGTATCGCTCGATCACTGAGCTTCTTGATTTAGTGGCAGGTGGCGGTGTCGATACGGTCGATGAGAATCAATTCTCAATTGCGGGGGATAATTCGGTTTCATCAAAAAACAATTATAAAGGTACAAAATATTTCCCGAAAAACTTGCCAGTCAGTGCGGTCACAAAAGTGGAGTATAAGGACAGTAGTGGAGATTGGAACACTGACACGAGGAATGTTTATCCATATCCCGAGTTCGTTGCGTTCGATACTCCTTTCTCTGCTCACAGGAGGCAGGGGCTTCGCCTTACGCTGACGGTAGGGTTCTTTGAGGAGTCAGACATCCCTAATGATCTAAAAATGCTTTGTAATCAGCTTGTAAGGGATGAGCAACAAAAAATCAATAACAATGTGAGCAGTTTCGTCAAATCAAAGAGGATCGGCGGTACTTCTCATTCTTACGACCTGTCAAGTAATGGGCAGTTCGGATCGGGTTCTGCAGTGTTCGAGTCGGTTGTCGCAAAGTATAGACAGTCGGTCGTGTACGGGAACATTTAAATACAAATACCATCTAATTCAAAACCAATGGCGAAATCAAAATTTGAAACTAAGGACATCAACTTGGCTTCGTACTTAAAGGGCATCAAAGAGTATCCAATTGCAGGAATTAAGCAAGAGGGTAATATGATGATTTTTTCTTTTATGGACGATGACCAAAAACAAAGAGAGAAAGATGTCCTGGACTTTTACAATAACGAGGGAGGCTTTCTCTCATACACAAATGCATGGAAGGACTTAAAAAATATGATCCACAATGTCAAAAAATGAATGTTGTTCGGCTCTTGCCAAATGACAACATCATTTTAGATGTCAGGAAAAAAAGACTTGCGGTCGGTCGTATTAATGGAAATTGCGAATCATCCGCTTTGGTGTATAATCTAAATACAACGGACTGTGCATTGGGGCTTTATCAACAACTCAGGGATATCAAGAAGTCAGGAAAATTAAAACATGTAAAAATAATCTAATGGATGAATCTGAACTACAGCACAATATAACATTCAGCCACTTCACTCAAACTGGCAAGGACGACTTTGGTCAGCCTGTCAGGACTTCCGTTTCTGCTACTGAGAAGTGTTTTTTTGACCTACCTCGCAAATCAAAGACAATCAAATCAGATAGTGGCGAGATATCAGTCGAAGCGGTTCTTTACATGAAAAAAGATAGTACAATTTCAGTTGATGATACCGTTGATTCAGTCACGGATGCAGACGGCACATCCCTTTCTTCCATCAGTCTAAGGGTAGCCCGAGTCACACGTGCGAGCGATTTCGGTACGATCGACCATCTAGAAGTCGATTTAAAAAAAGCATAATATGATTAGTGCTGGTTTAGTGGTCAATTTTGACCTTAATAAACTAAAGGGTAAAAAGGAGGATGCCATCGAGAAGGGGCTAGAAATGGCTATGTTTGTATGGGAAACCGAGGCAAAACTTCTGACAACTACCGAGAATCATGTCGTTACGGGTCGTTACAGGGCTTCTCTAAATCGCAATAGAAACGATGGACTACCTCATGGGGCGGTCGCTCAAAAAAGCAAAGGGGGTGATGGGCTTCATAAAAAAGTAAGTTATAAGGAATTCTTGGGAGGATCTAACGTAGAATACGCAGAAGATTTAGAGAAAAAATACGCAATTTTTGCGAGAGCACTAGACAACGGTAGTGATAGAATGCTAGAATTATTTACGAGAACATTCATTGAAAAAATATGAGCATAAATATTGCAGATATATCGGCTAAGTTAAGAGCCTACTTGCTCACAAAAGCTGAGGTTACGGACTTGGTAGGACAGAGGATTTTTACACCATCTTTTCCTGTAAACACCGTAGATTCTATTGACAACGAGGCTAATCCTAAAATACAATTTAAACAAACAGGGGGGTCGCCAAAAGGCACGGCAAACTACAGATATCAATTCATTGTCAGGGCTGACACGGCGATAGTGGCGAGGCAGATTGCGGTAATTGTAGTCAATCAAATAATCGAAGAAAACTTTTCATTGTCAGATGATGATGGAAAAAATCTTACTTACTGGGCAGAATTAGAGGGATCTCTAGTTGATAATCCAGACGAAAACACATCTAAACCCGAAGTATTCTTTAGCATCAACTTCAACAATCTGTAATTTTAAAACATAAAAATTAAAACTATGAGTAAATCAGGAAAACAAGTAAGCGATATTAACAACGTATTCGGTGGTGGAGCTCGTTTGGCTTACGCTGATACTGGAACTTCTAAGCCCACAGTATTGTCAGACATTTTAAATACTACAACTGGAGTTCTTGCTTCAGGATGGAATGATCTCGGTGCTACTGATGGTGGCATGAGAATTCGCCGTGGCTTTGATAAAGAGACATGGGAAGTTGATCAAATTCTCGCTTCTATTGATGAATTTATCACATCATGGAATATGGCACTCGAAACAAACCTAGCCGAGGTATCTGTTGAGAACATGCAGGTTGCATGGGAATGTGGTGCAATTACCACAGATGCTGGCGAATCTCCTAGTGAGAAAACTATGGGTATCGGTGATCCCGAAACACTAACTGAGAGAATGTTTGTGCTAATCGCAGATAAACGCAAAGTTAGCTCAGTAGGATATATCAGAGCATACGTCTTTTGGAAAGGTCAACTTGATGGTTCTGATAGTGAGCATGCGTTCACTAAGGGGCAAAAGAGCCTAGTTCCAATTATAATTAAGCTACTCGCAGATACTACTGAAACGGAAGCTCGAAGATTCGGAATACAACTTGATCAGGTTGTTTAAACTTTTGAATAAAAAGTAAAAATTAAAAACAAAAAAAAGATGCAGGGTCTGCTCGGGAGGTCGGACTCTGCATCACACAATATTCATCTAATTCATCTAATTATGCCAAGCGATAACAAAAAACCTGCGGAGGAAATTCTTGATCCTCAGGTTTCAAACATTACTTACGGAGGAAAAGAATATACAGTCAAGCCTATGGGGATTAAATCTATCCTTAGGCTTTCTCGTATTTTAGGCGGTCGATTCGGAAAGATGTATGACATCTTTTTGTTGAGAATGTCCATTGGAGAAAAGGTTGAAAAAATGATTGACTCATTAAACGAGAATGAGATTTTAGATATTATTTCTCTTGCTTTGAATATCTCAAAAGAGGAAGCAGAGAAAGGATTTAGAGCTCTTGACATGATTCGTGTCCTACGCATTGTCTTTGAGCAGGAAGATGTCGGGAAAATTTTTTTCGAGATCGTACTACTCAAGAAAGCGGTCGAACCGAAAGTTTAAAAGACCATCCAGTAGATATAATTATGGAGATGTTCGACATTGTTCGGGCTTCTTACGGATATACGGACGAGTATATTCTAGACAAAACGTTTTCGTGGCTTTATAATTCAGTTGCTTTGATTAGTAGAAGAGTCTACAACGATCATGTCGGTCAAGCTGTACAGGTCGCTAAAATATTTAGCAAAGACGCAAAGGTACAGTACTGGGATGACATACAGGAAGAAGGAGATGGTGATCACGTTTGGATCGAGGACGAGAATGAGATTAACGATGCATCAAATCTCGGAATAGGAAAATGACAAAAAAAATAAAATGACAGAAATCGGATCAGCACATTTAAAATTTACTACAGACGATTCAAAGATTGATCGTGCTTTTTTGAAAATAAAAAAAGGATTCGGTGGTATGGATAGGGTTACAAAAGGTTTTAGCAAGGTTATGAATAGTGTCGCAGGTCAGATGACACTTGCTTTCGGAGGTGTTTTTGCCGCTCAAAAAGTTAAACAGTTTTTTACAAATGCCACTAAGAACGCCCTAGCTTTCGAGCGTGGTATGATACGTGTCAATACTGTAACCCAGCTTAGTGCGGAAAAATTAAAAGTCTTAGAGGATGGATTACGCAAATTGTCAAAAGAAATAGCCGCACCGCTCACTGATTTGCAAAATGGTTTATTCGATGTAGCTTCTGCGGGGATAGAAGCAGGTAATCAGCTTGATTTTTTAACCGCTTCAGCGGCGTTTGCGGCGGTTGGTGCGTTTGATGTCGGCACGGCTGTTAAAGGGTTAACAGCGATCTTAAAAGGGTATGGTTTAGGCTTGGCAGATACCGAGCGTATCATGAACCTCTTTCTTCAGACGAATGTAAAAGGGCAGACAACGCTCAGGGAGCTTTCCACGTCCGTTCAGGACGTTACAGCGGTCGCTCGTAATGCAGGGATCTCTCTCGAGGAGTTTTTCGCTGTATTTGCCACTGGTACGGGTGTCACGGGTAATGCGGCGAGGGTCGCAACGCAATTTAAAGGTGCGATTAACGCTTTAGCCGCTCCTACAAAAGAGACATCACAAAGGTTTAAGGACATGGGGATTAAAATTGGAAGATCGGCGATTGAGGCAAAGGGTTTTGTCGGGTTAGCAAAAGAGATATTCGATGCGGTTGGCGGTGATGCCGAGCAACTCCGTAGATTAATCCCTGAAATAGAAGCAACAACGCTTATAACTGCTCTCGCAACGACTCAGTTTGATAAATTTAACGAGAATCTACAAGAAAATCAGGGGGAATTAAATTTAACAGCAAAGCAATATCAAGAATTTGCAGAATCAGCATCAGGAAACTTGATAATTGCTCAGAATGCATGGGCTAGTTTTACGCAGAATACGGGAAATATGCTACTAAAAATATTCTTATTTTTAGATACATTCGTTGGTAAGATAATTTATCTTAGAAAGCAAATTGAGGTACTTGGAAATATGAAGGGAAGCACAACGTTGGCAGAAGGATATAATGAAATGGCCGAAGAACTTTTAAAAGAAGGTATTAAAGAAAAAGATAATCAAAAAATAAAGGAAGCTGGTGAACTTTTTGAGAAAGCTGGACATAACGCAAGAGTGGCATCAGGCGAAATGGAAATCTGGAATGAAAATGCGAAAGAACTTGGCGAGGGGTCAGTAAAAAGATTAAAAGAGGCACTTGATAACCTTTCGGGTTCTCAGCAAGTTTTTGCTTCAGACACTGGTGGTTCAAATGAAAAAATTGACGAGCAGATAGAGTCAGTAGCTGGGGCAAAAAAAGCCATTGATGGCATTTCAGATTCTTATGACGACTGGCAGGAAGGCATGGAAAAAACAGGAGATAAATTAGAAATTTTAGCTAAAAAAAATAGCGATTTAATGGAGGATATAAGGGGGCAAATAAAGGATACAGCTAAGGAAATGAAGAACTTGGAATCCAGTTTTGTCGAGGAGTCATCGGGGGAACGTGGAGATTTTTGGAAGGAAATGGCTGACGATATCGTAAAATATACAAAAGAAAGAAAGGAATTAGAGGGAAAAACTGACAAATCTGATAGTGATTTAGCTCGTTTAAAGGAACTAAAAGCCCTTGAACAGGAATCTCGGAAGTATCTTGCTGGTCAAACGGTCAGCAGTTCTGCAGGAAATAAAATTTTTCAGGATCTGATTGCTCAAGCAGAAACTCGTGCAGGTCGCAGTGCTGCACAAGTCAAAATTGACGAGTACAATGCCGAACAGAGTGCAAGAGATCGTAATTTTGAAGATGAAAAAGCAGTATTAAAGGAGCGACAACTTCTTCTTCAGCAGATTGATGATGGTGAAAAAATCAACCTTGAGGATATCGAAAACGAGAAAACACTGCGACTTGTAGAGGATCTTCTTGCTAAAAAGGCACAAATTGACGAGGATATTAAACTTACAAAAGACCAACAAATACAATTAACAAAGGCTTGGCAGGAGGGTGCAGTAGCTATTGAGGGTGTAAACGATGAGCTTATTGGAAAACTTGATTCAAAATATCAGGCTCTTGCGGCTAGAATTAAAAGCTATCTTGCTTCTGCTACTGGTAGTGGTGGTGGTGGAGAAGTGGGATTCGCAAGCGGTGGGCTGACTGGTGCTGGGTCAGATGGGGAAGTGGCAGGAGTAGTACACAAGAATGAGTATGTGATACCTGCTAATATTCTTTCTGCATTAATGCCTACTGGTCTTATCGGCACGATCGAAAAAATGAGGAGAGGGTTCGCAGGCGGAGGATTCACAGGAGGAGAAACGCAAAATGTCGCAAATAAAACGATCAATGTTAATCAGCAGAATACAATCCGTGAGGGGATTGACCTATCCGCATTCAATGAAAGACTTTTATTTGAATTAAACAGATATTAAAGTTTACATACAACGTATATTTGCTACAATGCAGACATGAAAATATGTAAAAAATGTAATACAAAAAAGGAATTAAATCAATTTACTAAAGATAAGAGAAATTCTGACGGAAGAACTGGGGTATGCTATAAGTGCAAAAGAAAATATTTTAAAGAATATTATCAAGGTAATAAATCAAAATTTCGTCAGATACAAAAAAAGTATGAATCCAAAGAGATTGGACGAAGAAAAAGAGCTGAAATCGTTAAGAGATATCAATCTAAAAGTAAAAAATTTAAAGCGTATCAAAAGGAATATCAAAAACATTATTACAAAAAATCAGATATTATAAAGAAAAAATACAGAGCTAGAAATTTATTAAATAAAAAAATAAATAGCGGTAAGATGGTCAGGGGAAAATGCTGTTATTCAAATGGAAAGTGTTCAGAAAAAATAGAGGGGCATCATGATAATTATGATAAGCCATACGATGTTAGATGGTTCTGCTCAAAACATCACGCATTAATAGAAAGAATATTAAGAATAAAAAAATATGTTAAGCTTCAAGTTTAGTTACAACGGAATAACAATTAACGATTCTTCGACTTTCAATAGGCGAGGAATTTCTATTAGTGATGTATCAGGTATTTCTCGTCCTGACGTGATCCATTCTTCAGTGGACTTGGTTGGTCAGCACGGCATGGTTGATTATTACAGTTTTATTGGTAAGCGTTTAATCACTCTTACTGGTCAAATCGTTGGGACTGACGAGGATGATTGCTTTACTCAGATTGATGCTTTTACAAAGGCTTTTAATTTGCCTACAATTCCCGATGCTAGCGATACTGGATATCGAACGCTCAGTTGGACGAAAGATGGTCAGTCGACTTATCAAATACAGGCAAAAATTCACAGCTTGCCGTTGATTACTAAGACAATGAAAGTTAAAAGAAAACGCACGTTCCACGTTGCTTTTAGATGTCAAAATCCACGCATCGTTTCTTCGGGAATTACAACTTCGAATATCCTTAAAACTTACGCACTTTATTCCCTGCCTATGGCACTACCCGCTCCGATTGGATACGATGCTGGGTATTCGAATGAGGTGATCGTTACAAACGATGGAAATTTCGGGGCTGAACCAACCATTATAATATATGGTCCATGTGAGAATCCAAAAATTTTAAACACTGTAAAAACAGATCTTTACCAGCAATTTAACATCACGCTTGCCGATGGGGAATATATTACGGTCGATGTTATAAATGGCACGGCTACACACTCAGATGGGAGCGATGCTCTCGTTTATGAGACGGATGATAGTAAGTCGATTCAGATACTCAGTGGAGATAATACGATCCGCTTTGAGACGGATGACAATTCGCCGACTGCCTACATAACCATTTCTTTTCGGGACACTTGGATGTCTTCCCCTCGTTAGACATGGTCTTTTACCATGTCGGCGGTAAAACGGCGTATGTACGCCGAATATCCGTTGAGTATACGCCGAATATCCACCGTGCAGAAAAGCGGATAATCTAAAAAACCTACTCAAAAATGGCTCAAAACCTACACACCGTCAGGGTCTACAACAAAGACCGAAGCACAAATTTGGCCAAAATAAAGGCTTATGTTTCATTGAGTTATGAACACTCTTTGAACAGTCACGGTGTTGCGAGCATGGTCATGGATATTCTTTCTGCTCAGTCTACGGAGGCAAATCTAAAAAAATACAACCGCATTTCAATTTCTAAGGGTTCTGTTGAAAAATGGCGAGGCTACATTAAGGATGTCCGCATGGATTCTCAGTTCAACCTTAAAATCGAGATGGCGGATCTCGCTTATTTTTTAAAGTATAAAAGATTCATCACTAAAGCGTACGGATCTCAAAGTGTCGTTACTATTTTTGAGGATATTATTGACACAATGAATGCCGAGTATGGCACGGAGCTAACCTATGGAGGCACTGACATTCTTGCCCCCTCATCCGAGGAATTTGATTTTAATAATACATCAGTTTATGAGGCTCTGCAGGATGTTGCGAAGGTGGTCGCAGGAGAGGTCTACATTGACAGCGATGATAAGGTGTGGCTTCTTTCTCAGGTCGGCTCTGATAAGACTTCAACGGTTCAGTTTAAGTTCTTACAAAACAGAATGAACGAGAATAATGTCAGCAGTCCTGGAGTAAACGAAGACGGAGATCGAATGGTGAATTATGTAAAGGCAAAAAATGACGAATCCGTTCCTAAGACTTCAAACAAAAGCGATGCCACGAGCATTGGAGAGTACGGTCGTTTGGAGAGGTCCATTACTTTTTATGGCATCGTTTCTCAGAACGCACTTGACGAAGCGGCTCAGGATTATTTAGACATATATAAAGATCCGATAATCTCTCCATCTTTCAGTCCGATCGCTTCTAAAATATCTGAAAGCCTTTACACAATCGGCGACTTGTGTAAAATAAAGATGTCATATGGATATATTTCTCTGAATGATAATTATCGAATTATACGCAAGTCAATGACTGTAATGAAAGACGGAAGCAACGAAAAAGCAATGATTGAGGTTGGAAATACACGGATTACAAAGGACAATTTCTTTCTTCGCTTCTCGGATGTAGAGAAACGTTTAGCTGACCTAGAAAAATAACAAATAAAAAGATGGCTCAAAAAGTTGTAAAAAGAAACGGTATTAGTAGGTTTTGGAACGCTGAGGATTATGAAGCATTCATAACCGATTTTTTGACGGACGGTATTGTCGATGCTTCAGGCGATGGGAGTGATTTAGAAGTAACCGAGCAATCCCCGCAGGCGATGGGTATCGATGTCGCAGTTGGTCGAGCTTACATGGATGTTACATATTCAGGAATGAGCTACAAAGAGCGAATCGAAAACACTGCCACAGAGCAAGTAGATGTGAACGCTAACGCTACAGGCAATGTTCGTGTCGATGCTGTGATCGCTAGGATTGATGTTGATGTTGCCCCTAGTAGTACCGCATTAAACATTGGTACTGTGGAGGTTATTTTGGGTACTGGCATATCAGCTTTATCTGATGCATACATTCAAAGCCAAATAGGAAGCGATTCATTTATTCGGCTTGCCGACATTGATGTTCCCGATAGTGCTTCGTCAATTATAGATTCTTACATTACGGATAGCCGATCTCGCTGTTCGATCAGCGGATATAATACAGTTTATACAGATAATGTTCTACCAATTGCAAGTGGTGTTAATGTGAATGGATTTGAATTTAGAGACGACGCTTATGAAGTTACTGAAAGAGCCGACAATCCCATTACTCCAGCGACTTCAAACTGGAAAGCATTTTTCAAATCAGACGGATTGTACATTATTAAAGATGATGGAACAGTTACGAAGGTCCAAACTGGTGGAACTTCCACAACTGCAAAAGCAGAAGCGAGTGCGTCTGATGGAGAATTATTTGAAAATACAGATGATGGTAATGTTCTTGCTCACAAAGATAGTGGTTCAGTAGTACATAATGTAGTTGAGTCAGATATGATAGGTGTACAAACAGATGCAGATACTATTACTGATAGCTCTGGTTCTAGTGGTGGTGCATATAGTAATTCAGGTAATGCCGATATAGACGTTACTCCATTTGAATCTGGCGATATTGTAAAAATTGATGTATGGATTAATATGAGAATGGGTTCTGCAAATGCGTCTGGTAAAATGAGTTTTGCATCTATTCATTTTTCAGGGATTGTAGGAGGTGAAGAAGCAGGTTTTGCATGGTCAGATATTAATACTAACGCACCTGATATATATAAAGCAGGTGTTTATGGGTCGCCGTATGCTGGAGGTAATATAACTCTTACAATAAATGATACTGCTACAGGTACTTTTACTATAAGTCCGCCAACATGGAGCGGTAACAATCTTAGATTTCATTGGACGCACGCTGGGAATTTAAGCGGTGCTATAT